AATGATTGATATAGATGAATTTAAGGACATCATAATTAATCACACTAGAATAAAACACAACACGGAGATAATGTGATTAGAAAAATACTCGGGCCTCCTGGAACAGGGAAAACAACTAAGCTATTGCGTTATGTAAAAACTTTTTTAAAACTAGGAACACCTATAGATAAAATAGGATACTTTGCATTTACAACCAAAGCTGCAAACGAAGCGATAGATAGAATGTTGGATTATCACACAGCTTTCCAAAGAAAAGATTTAAAATATTTTAGAACACTACACTCCCTGGCATTTACTAGACTTGGATTAAAAAAATCACAAGTATTACAGGACGAACATTACGAAGATATAGGTAGAAAATTAGGTATTGAAGTGACAGTTTATTCTAACGGAGAAGAAAAAACAGGCTTTGTAGATTCCGACAGTGAGTATTTTAATATTATAAATGCAGCTAGAATCAAAGGTGTTTCAGTTGAGGAAGAATATAATACAGATATGTATTCAGAGGATATAGATAAACATCAATTAAAAATTTTAAAAGATGAATTAGATAACTATAAAAAAGCTTTTAAACTAATTGACTTCACGGACATGATCGAGTCATTTAATGTGGCAGAAATGTGTCCAAAATATGATGTAATATTTGTTGATGAAGCTCAAGATTTATCTCCTGTGCAGTGGAAAATGTACGATATACTTAAGAAAAACTCCAAATATGTTATATTAGCTGGCGATGATGATCAAGCAATTTATGGCTGGGCAGGAGCAGATGTTAAACGATTCCAAGACGAACCAGCTAAAAACATAATTTTGCCACAATCTTACAGGGTGCCACAACAAATACAATCTATAGCTGATAAAATATTAAGCAGAATACCCGATGAGAGAAGAATAAAAAAACAATGGTCTGCTAGACCAGAACAAGGCACTGTGCATTATGTTACTGGAGTAGATGATGTTCCATTACATAATGGTAACTGGTTGGTTCTTGCAAGGACTAATGATCGATTATTAAAATTAAAATCTCATTTACAAGACATGGCTATTTATTATGAATTTAAAGGCAGAAAAAGTTATAGATCAAGATTATATAAAAGCATACAGGACTATACACGTTGGACTAACGGAGACAAACTATCTCTATCTGAATGTAAAGACTTGTTTGAATTTTTAGAGGAGCAAGAACCAAAAGAAGAAAGAATGTATGATTTATTTGAATGGGGTTATTCAAGAACACAGAGGTGGTTTGATGTTTTTAAAGCTGATCCAGAAGAATGTTTATACATAAGAGAGATGTTAAGGTTAGGTGAAGAATTATCTAAACCTGCAAGAGTTCAGCTATCAACAATACATGCAGCGAAAGGTGGTGAAGCAGAAAATGTATTATTGATTTTAGATAACACTAAAAAAATAAGAGAGGCGATAGAAAAAAGTTGGGAGAAAGCAGATGAAGAAGAACGAGTCTGGTATGTCGGCGTTACACGTACAAAACAAAACTTATACATATTAAATGCTAAACAGGAGGACAGAGGTTATGACATCGAAAGTTTGGGATAAGCAGCACGGCGGGAGTCACTATCAAAAGTATAAGATTCAGCCCAGTAAGTTTGTGGTAGAGAATGAATTGCTATATCCAGAAGGTTGTGCTATAAAATATATTATTAGACATCGTGATAAAGGAAAGAAGCAGGATTTATTGAAAGCAATACACTTTATAGAAATGATCATAGAGAGGGATTACAATGAAAATTCCTAAGTTTGAAGCACAGACAGAATGGGTAAAACCTACAGAGTTTCCAGACCTACGCGATGTAGATGAGATAGCTATTGACCTGGAGACAAAAGATCCAGACCTATTAAAGAAAGGATCTGGTTCTGTTATTGGTAATGGTGAAGTTATAGGTATTGCTGTTGCTACAAAATTTTACAAAGGATACTTTCCAATAGCACACGAAGGTGGTGGTAACATGGAAAAAGCCAGAGTGTTAAGATGGCTTAAAGATATTTTAGAATCACCGTCAACAAAAATTTTTCACAATGCAATCTATGATGTTTGTTGGTTGCGAGCAATGGGATTTAAAATAAACGGTGACATAGCCTGCACTATGATAGCATCAGCACTTACAGACGAGAACAGATTTCGTTATGATCTTAATAGTTTATCCTGGCATTATCTTGGTTATGGTAAGAACGAGGCTGCACTTGCAGAAGCTGCAGAAGAGTGGGGCATAGATCCTAAATCAGAAATGTACAAATTACCTGCAATGCATGTTGGTGCATACGCAGAACGTGATGCTGAAGTTACATTAGGTCTTTGGCAAGAAATGAAAAAAGAAATTATTAATCAGGACCTGGAGGATATATTTGCACTGGAGTCTGATTTGTTTCCTTGCCTAGTTGACATGAGATTTAAAGGTGTGCGTGTGGATATAGAACGAGCACATCAAATGAAAAAAGAATTAACTTATCATGAAAGATTTTTATTACATAAAATAAAAGGTGAAACAAATATTGATACACAGATATGGGCTGCAAGATCTATTGCAAATGTATTTGATGTATTGAGATTAGAATACCCACGAACAGATAAAACAGGTGCACCATCTTTTACAAAAAATTTTTTACAAGAACACAAACATCCTGTCGTAAATATGATAGCACAGGCAAGAGAGATCAACAAAGCACACACAACTTTTTTAGATTCTATTCTACGTTATGAACACAAAGGCAGAATACATGCAGAGATTAATCAATTACGTAATGCTGGGGGTGGCACGGTGACTGGTAGGTTCTCCTACCAGAACCCAAATCTACAGCAGATACCAGCTAGAAACAAAGACCTTGGACCTAAGATAAGATCATTATTTATACCAGAAGACGGATGTAAGTGGGGTGTGTTTGATTACTCACAACAAGAACCAAGATTAGTTGTGCACTACGCTGCACTATACAAACTACCTTCTGTATACGATGTTGTAGAAGCATATGAAAACGATTCTAACTCAGACTTTCACCAGACTGTAGCAGACATGGCGCAAATTCCTAGATCACAAGCAAAAACAATTAACCTTGGATTATTTTATGGTATGGGTAAAGCTAAACTACAAGCAGAGCTGGGCGTAACAAAAGAAAAAGCTGCAGAATTATTTAATACCTACCACAGTAAAGTTCCATTCGTAAAACAATTAATGGAGAAAGCATCGAACAGAGCACAAGATCGTGGACAGATACGTACTTTGCTGGGTAGACTATGTAGGTTTCACCTGTGGGAGCCTAATCAATTTGGTATGCATAAAGCCATGACTCACGAAGATGCACTAAGGGAACATGGACCGGGGATAAGAAGGGCATACACATATAAGGCATTAAATAAATTGATACAGGGCTCAGCTGCAGACATGACTAAAAAAGCTATGTTAGAATTATATAAAGAAGGTATTGTACCACACATACAGATACATGATGAGCTAGACTTATCAATAGAGAGTGAAGAACAAGCTAAAAAAGTTATTGAGATTATGGAACATGCTGTTACACTAGAAGTTCCAAACAAAGTGGACTATGAGTCCGGAAACAATTGGGGGGAAATAAATGATTAAACAATATAAAGACAAGTTTATGGTCTGGCAGTTGCACAACAGAAGAGAAATAGTTTGTGCAGTGGCTGGCTTCATCATTGGCGCAATCCTATTATAACATGCTACTCATAGATACTTACTTAGATAAAAGTAAGATTCATGGGGTAGGTGTATTCGCCAAAGAAAACGCTAAAAAGGGTGAAAAGATTAAAGAGGTAAGACCTGAATTTGAAATAGAATTCAACAGTGAAAACTTACCACGCATGCCTTTGGCCCTTGCAAAATTTATTGATACCCATTCTTACGAGAGAGAGTTAGGATCTAAAATGTTTGTAATGGGTATCGACAATGAAAAATATTTAAATCACAGCACGAATCCCAGTGTTGATGACAACGGTATTGCTTTGAAAGATATTGTTATAGGCGACGAAATTACAATAGACTACAGGGACTTTGATGATAGTATGAAAGCATGGCTTACTTAAATGCAAATATCCCAGCAACTTATGCACAAATAAGAAGAGAGTATTTATATGATCTTAAAAAACATCATGGAGAAGTTGAAGACTGTGTTATCTTCGGTATGTCAGCTCTTGAGGGTCGTGCAATATTATTCCATGCTATTATGGAAAACGGTGCAGTATTTTATCGCCTACCAATTAGCGCGTTTATTCAAAGAGGATTTAGAGTCACCGACGTGCCCATCAGACGCCTTGATGAATTACAGCTCTGGAATTGTTTTTCTTATTATCCTGCTGTCACTTCTTGGGATTTTTTAGTATCACAATCTGGTAAGTATATTGGTAAAGATAAAAAATGGCATAGAGGTAAATATTTATTTACTATTGACTTTGCTCATCCAGACGCTAACATAATAGATACTGATCATTCAGAGATTCCGCACGAGCACAAGTGCGCTCACATACTTGCATTAGATGATGGCAACTATGCAGCACAGCCAAACAATAGATTAATATGGGACATACCATCTTTCACTGTGAAAGATACGATCCCGGACTGGAAAGTGCAGACATCTGAATGGAATGTAGAAGACTCTACTCAGTGGAGAACTGAGGATACTGATAACTTCTTCTACGAAATTGAGGAAAAGAAAAAATGATTGGAGGTTGTTATGGATTATCGATTCACAGCAATACTAATAATTTTGTTATGTATACTGGCTTTTTGTGTAAAGCCGGTGGATCACACATCATTGAAAATAGAGGCAAAAGATTATATAATCCCGCCACCAAAACCAAAACATGAGTAAGAAACCTTTAACAATATCTGAATCGGCTGCCGTGCAAATGCCCATGAAGACGGTTGCCAGTTTGATCGCGATGATCGCAGTCGGCACCTGGGCTTATTTCGGTATTCACGAGAAGCTCAACCAGCACAGCACAAAGATAGAATTGATGACAAAAGATTTAGAACAAAACTCAGAGTTTAGAATTAAATACCCAAGGGGTGAGTTAGGTCAGTCAAGTGGGGAAGCGGAGCTTTTCATGTTAGTGGAACACTTAGCAGGTGTTTTAGAGGATATAGATGCAGAAGTTAAGAGCATGAGAAACAATGCAGTTAACATAGAATTTTTAAAAGATAGAACAAAAAAACTTACAGAGGATGTAGAAAAATTAATTAGAAATGGGAGTGGACACTAATGATTGAAGTTGTATTTGCACTTTTATTATTACAAGATCATAAAATTATTGAGCATCGTTATCATGATAGCTTACAAAATTGTTTGAAAGCCAAGCGTTACGCTATGAAGGACAAAAGCACCAAAGATAGAGTGGTCTACAAATGCATAAAGTCTAAGGCAAACGTAGAGGTATACATGGGAGAGAAGAAGATTACTTCATTAATATTAGACTAATGAAGAAACCAAATAAAAAACGTAATCCCATTGCAAGACAACTTAGACATTTTAAAAATAAAGTGATAAAGAATAAGAAGATATATGATAGGAAGAATTTACGCAGAGATAGTTAACGGTAGATGTCCAACTTGTGATGAGTATACAATGTTAGTTGGCGTTACAAATGATCGTTATAGATGTATGAATTGTGGTGCTGATTTACAGCAACATGTAAATGGTAAAATAAGTTATTTACCTTTCTTACATAAAGAAACTATATTGAAAGAGGATTTTGATTATGGCCAAGAAGGCTAAGGGTCTCTACGCAAAAGTTGCACACGTACCTATATTTCATAAAACGTCGATTGGACGTAATCCTAGCAAAGCAAAAATGAACAAGAACCGCCGGCGTTCGTTCAAAAAATACCGGGGCCAGGGTAAATAATGTTAAAATTTTATATATGGTTAATGGGTTGGTCTGGTCAATTAAGTGCCTGGGCCTGGAGAAAACACGTTAAAATATTAAGAAAAAATAAGGGTTGACAATATTTTCTGGGATATTATATTACCCCTATGAAAGAAAGAGAGGAATAAATGTTTAAAACATTAAAAACAATCGCAGCTGAATTAAAAAGAGCTAACGATTTAAAAGAAAAAGACATAAAAAATAAAGAAATGTATGGGTGGTATATAAGAGCTAATCCTAATGTAACTTTAAGTAATGGTTACAACACTGGAATGACTTGTACAACTGCTGGAGATCCATATAGATAATGAAAGAAAAAAGCGTAACAATAACAAGTAAAAACATAACATCTAAACAATGGGCTGCATTAGTTTTAGAATTAAATTTAATGCGAAAAGCATGGACTCCGTATGCAAAGTTAGAGCTACGGGGACCAGGGCTCAAGAAAATAATAGCTTTTGGTACGAGGTCTGGCGATGCAAAACAAGATAGATGAAGCAGCCAGAATGTTTAATAAAACTAAAGATCCATATTACAGAGATCTTTGGTATAAATTAGTAGAAAGGTTTTACAATGGAACTAATAATACTGAACGACGGGTTGTACCAATTAATACCCGTAACAAAAAAGATGTTGGAAGGCTTATCCCTTCTAGATCGAGCTGGCTTAACCTGCTTTGATCTATGTGATATACTCAGATTAAAATTAACTGGGTATGTCGATACACTGAATTTACATATAATGGAAGATGGTAGTACCATGGTCGGTTGTATGTGTAGATAAAATTGACCGGTTAGTAGGCGTCTATACAAAAGCTTCGCGCTAAGTCACTAACGTTAGCTATGACCCGCAAGGGTAGCGACCAAAGCCGGACGGGGTACAGTACAGTGCACACAGATCTGTATCCCGTATTATGATTCTACACCAGGTGTAGGTGTGCAGGTAAATCTAATGTACATATTGTATTTGTTAACTTCTTCTCTGCCAATCTCTCTCATTTTTTTCATAGATTCTTCGTATCCAAACATCATGCAATCATAATTAGTATTGAACTGTTCTGGCCATTGATATGGGGGCATACAAGTACCTGCAGTGTAGCTGCATATAATTAGACTCAGTAATATTTTCATTGACACCTATTGTAAATTGTGAGATAAATCCCATATTATGTTTAACAAAGAAAGGAGTATATCATAATGACCGATATAACTAAATATAAAAACGTGTCGCTATCGCATAAGACCTATGATCTAATTGATAAGATACGGAAAGTAATACAACCAGACACAGTACTAAGCAGATCACAAACGATTAGCATATTAGTAAATGAGAAAGCGAGGAAACTGAATGGACAAGCCAAAATCAAAAAAGACTAAAGTTATTTGTCCAGTTTGCAATGGCAACGGATTTATTCGAGTGCCTTATAGATTAACGAAAGAAGAAGTTACTGCACAATGTGGTGTTTGTGACTCGGAAGGAGAAATATATGCGGATGAACGTGATGATATTTATATTGATTCTGATGGTATCCACAGGTTGCACTAGATATGATTTTGATGGATTTGATCCTACCACTACTACGTTACGATGGATCATGAAGGGGGTAGACAATGACAAGTAAAAGAGGACCAAACGACTTGGAAGAAACTATTGATAAACAAAAGAAACAAATAGAATTCTTACAAGGTAAATGCAGACAAGCTGGTGCAGCAATTATTGATCAAGCCACTAAGATAAAAGGACTTGAAAAAGAAATTGACAGACTGTCTGAAGAAAACAACAACTTAAAAATAATGTTAGAAAAATGAGTGAAGAAATAAAATATGGTGTGTTTAGTTGGGGGCCTTGCATTGTCCAACTAAAGATAACTGAAGAATTTAGAAAAAAACTTTTGTCTGAAGGAGAGGCAAGCAAACAAGAGGCTCTAAAATTCAATGAGAAACTTGCAGGGATTTTAAAAGAAGAATATGCATACCGAGACAAAGAAGTATTTCTACCAGAGATATCACAAGTTCTTGGTGTGTATGATCAAGCGTTCCAAAAGTTTAAAAACAAACCTTACGAACAAAAGCCAGAGTATCTATTAAATACTTTGTGGATTAATTACATGAAGAAGAATGAATATAATCCACCTCACGATCATGCAGATAACTTATCGTTTGTTATATTTTTAGATGTGCCAGAAGAAATACAAAAGGAACAAAAAGAATATAAAGGCCAGTCTGCTGGACCAGGTAGTCTTATGTTTTTGTATGGTGAAGGTAATAGACAAGCTATCACTTACCAGGGTGTGCATCCTACGAATGGTGATATGTTTATATTTCCTGCATGGGTAAAACACTATGTTGCACCTTTTTATTCTGATGTGACTAGGATTACAGTATCCGGGAACATAGCTAACTCTTTGGATTTGAATAAAATAAAACATTATAAAAAAGAAAACTTGGCGGTAAAGGTATGAGTTACAGACGTAGAGTCTACGGACTTTGGAAAGATAACCAAGCAAGCTATCACTTCCACACACCGGTAGAGTATGAGGTTCTTGCAAAGAATCCAACACACTATCAAAAGATTACTAACCCAGTCGAGTCAGGTAATTTTCCTGTAAAGAATAAAGAGAGTATTCATGATGCTTTTTATCACAACAGTTTGTATGTTGGTTATGACGTATCGCACAGTGAACATTTGATTCGTATTTTAACTATCGGACAGTTTAAGAATCCAGAGGTAGAACCGGGTAAACCATTGAAAGATTATGCTTTTTGGATACCGCGACGTATGATTAGAAGAGGACCAAATTCGTGGAAACGAAAAACAAATAGGTGGATACATGAGAAGACTGCCTATCAATGTTTTGCAAGAGCTCTACGAGGTAATCCTACCTATCGTGCTGTTGGGTATTATTGGTGAGGAATCCTAAACATATAAAAGGTGACACTGCTGAATTAATTGCAGCTGAACATTTTATTAATCTTGGTTGTTACGTGTTTAAAAACATGTCACAACAGGGACCTGCAGACATGGCAGTCTTAGACCCAGAAGGTCGGACGAGATTGTACGATGTAAAATCTTTTTCTGTTAGAGATAAGAATGGTTGGAAAGTCAATCGGTCTTTGTCTGATGACCAGAAAAAATGTGACGTAACTTTTTTGTATGTGGATATGGTTAACAGAAGAGTATTAGATTATTTACCAGAGAAGAGGGGATATGGAAAAAAAGAATAAGATATTAGAGATACATGCTAAGTGGTTACACGATAATGGATATTATAAGGAGTTTATGGATTGTATGGAACAAGCTAAAACTTACGATCAGTTTACAGATTTAAGACAGATAATAGCGAGAAGAAAACATGAAATGGAACAAAAGATTTAATTACCCGAGAAGCACTAGATCAATCGTCGAAGGTAAAAGACACTATGACATTCGCGAGGAGAAGCTTCCGTCGGTAACGACGATCCTCTCTGCGTGTCAGTCGGATGAGAAACGAGCATCTCTTGAAGCATGGAGACAGCGCGTCGGTCCGAAGACAGCAGACTTGGCGAAAGACTTGGCCGCTGAACGTGGCACGTTAATGCACCGCTATCTCGAAGCGTACATTGATGGTTCAGGGCACAAGGACATGACACCTCTCGGTGAACAGGCCGAGACCATGGCAAAGCAGATTATAGAAACAGGGCTCAGGGACCTGGAAGAGGTCTGGGGCACAGAAGTAACTTTATACTACCCTGGGTTGTACGCAGGTCAGACTGATGTGGTTGGCGTATACGATGGCCAACCGGCTATCATAGATTTTAAACAGACCAATAAACCAAAGCGTAGAGAATGGATAACAGATTACTTTGAACAGCTGGGCGCGTATTGCATGGCCCATAACTATGTCTATGGCACTAAGGTGCAGTCTGGAGTGATTCTAATGTGCAGCAAAGATTTTTTGTTTCAGAAGTTTGAGATATCGGGACGTGAATTTGTAAGGCACCAACACAACTTTTTGAAGAAAATCGACCAATTCTATAAGCAAAATGCAGATAAATATCAAATTGTACCCAAACAAAATGAGGGTCCAGATACAAAAAAAGATGAAAAACTCTAGTAATTTAGCGGATATTTGTTTTATCATGTGTATGTATACACTTTTCTGTATAAAAATTAAAAAATTTTTTTTATTTTTTTTAAAAGTGGTTACAATTGGTACAAATTCTAGAATTGTTATATACCAACACTTATTCGCTCAAATTTGTATCTTAAGCCAGGATACAATTGGTTACAAAAGATACAATTGTTTAAAAAACATAGGAATAACAACGATTTAAGGGACGCGCGCACATGATTCACGTTTTTATATTTATAAATATCTGTAGGAGGAGTATACATAGCCCATGAGAAGAGCCAAGAAATCTAAATACAGACATGTCGTAATTAAAAATAAGAAATATTATTTTTATACAATCCGGTGGGTCGATATCACGGGTGATGCGGGGCATTCGACAGCAGAGGAATTCCTAAAGTTTAAACCTACGACTATGGTAACACAGGCATATATTTTTAAAAAAGATAGTAAACACATTTGGACCTTTGCTAGTTATGAAGAAGGTGATGAGTTATTCTCAGACCGTAATGTATTTCCAATTGGGTGTATTGTTAAACTTGAAAAGGTTACTCTTTAGTGATTTTAAGTCTTTCTTCTTGTAACTCTTTGAGTCTCTTAATCTCGTTAAGCTTTTCTTCTTTTGTAAGGTCATTAAGATTACCATGAATATGTGTTTCAATAAACTGTCCTGTTGCTTTACCGATAAGGTTTTCAAATCCTAATGCCTTATCTACCTTTCCTTCATCTACTAATTTTTGTGACAATACTTGTTGTCGTCTTACATAATTACCTTTTGTTACCGTAAATGCTCTGTTCACTTCGTTTGATTTCTTTTGGTAATATGCCTGCACCTTTGCATTACGCATTAATCTGGATGCTTCTTGGGTTGCAGACTTTGGGGAGTATCCTGCTTTAATAGCGGCGTCAGTATGTGTAGTCCTGCCCTCATTGTAAACAAGATAGTCTACAAATCTACGTTGCATCTCGGTGAGGTCTACAGGTATGTCTGCCTTCTTTTTGACAATTTCTTGACTCATACTTGCTTTATACATAAAATCTTATATAAACACAATATATGAAAGCGAAAGAGTTAAGACAGTATCTAGATAAGTTTTTAAAGTCCGAAGCTGCTAAACAAGCCAGAGTACAGATAGAAATGCCTAACGGAGAAAAATTAGACGTATATGAAATTCAACTCTTGGAATCTAGAATGATTGGTGATAGAGACACACACATATTAAATCTAAAAGGAATTAAGCTAGGCGCTACTTGGAAGATGCCAAAAATAATTGGCAAACTCTAGTGAGGTTAACTTGATTAAATTAGAGAAGGATTTGTGGCGTGAGCTTAAAAAAATTAAAACTAAAATTAAATGGAATCGGCTTGAAAATAGGAGTTTATCTGGCACTCCTGATCTATTGGCTTATGCTCCTAGCGGGAACTTTTTTACCGTAGAACTGAAGATAACATCTGTTAACAAAATTCGTTTTTCACCTCACCAAATAAGCTTCCACGTGAAGCATCCTAAGAATACATTTATTCTTGTTGCTTGTACCCTGAACAAGGGGAAGGTTTGCTTGTACCCTGGCTCGGGGATCCTTGCGCTTGTGAACTTTGGCTTGAAGCTTGAGCCTTTGGCTTGTGGGCTTGAGGACTCAGTGAAGTTGCTTGAGAGCTTGTAAGCTTGCGGGCTTGCAGCCTAGCCTGCTTCCTGAGCTCTGCGTAATATTTTGGATGTCTCCACATTAGTGCTTCCCGTAACATACATTTGCTGTGCTTCGGTCCCAGCATGCCCGGCAGTCTTTGCATTCGTTGTCCTGGTCTGGAGCTGCGCAGGTCCTGT